GGGGTCGAACTGATGGGTGGCTAGGCGCTCTCGAGCTTCACTTTGGAGATGGTTTCGACGGTGACGGTGACGCCGGGCAGCGACGACGGCGCTGTCGAGCAGTAGGCCTTGCGGCAGCGGACGAGCGCGATCTGTCCGTCGTCGCGGATGACGCCGGCGTCTGTGAGCGAGTCGAAAATGGAGCGGCAGAGCTTGTCAGCATCCGGCGCGATCGAGTGGAAAACGGGGGCGTCGGCGCGGAGCTCGTGGGCGTGGCGGCCGATTCGGTAATGCCTCTTGGGGCGGGCGAAGCGGAAGTAGAGGTCGACGGCGAGGGGGCCTTGGAGTGGCGGCCGCCCTTGTATCGCGTGTTGGGCTTCGGCGCTGACGAGCGCGCGCCAGGGACGCAGCTTCTTGGAGGATTCGACCATGATGCCGCGGCCCACATGCCGTTTGCTGCCTTGGCTAATGGGGGTGCCGAGCACGGTGAACGACAGGCTCATGCGTGTCTCGGTTCGGGCCTGGCGAACGGCGACACGGGCTCGGCGACCAGTCTGACTGGCTCGGCTAGACTAGAAGTCCGTGCTGGGGTGTACCGAGGGGCTGCGAAAGCGGCCCCTCTTTTCAAGCATTGGCCACAGACGAACGCGTGCGGGTCGAGGAACGGCCCGGGCAGCTCGACGACTTGCACTAGGGTGTCGCATTGGGTGCAGGTGAGGTTGCGGGCGGGTACGGTGGGGCCGTAGAGGGACAGGTCACGCATCAGACGGCCCCTCGAGGCGTGGTTCGCGGCATCAGGACGGCGCTCCTTGTGACAGCAGATCGAGGGCGAATCGCGTCTGTTGAGGGACGACGGCGTTGCCGAGCATCCTCAGTGCGTGGGTGCGCTTCCCAGCCCAGTGGCCGGCGATGTGGCACGACGCGCAGACTGTTTCGATGTTCTCGGCGCGGTTGTCCGTTACGTCGCCATTGACATGGTGTGCGTGGAGGTCGGTCGTCTTGCTGCACCGTTCGCAGGAGTCACCACGTAGTTTGCGGGCGCGACTGCGGTAGCCGTCAAGCGATGGCTCCGGCCTGAAGTTTCCGCAGGACTGGCCGCACGTCCTGCGAGAGAGAAATCGTGTCCGATCCTCCAGGCGCCCGTTGAACCGCTTGCGTGTCAACGGCTCCTCGCAGACCAGGCAGAGCCGCACGGGATCATCTATCCATCTAGTCACCCAAGCCTCCGAGGAGACGAATGGCAAGAGCAGCTTGCTGCGGGACAACCGCGTTTCCAAGCATCCTCAATCGATGCGTTCGTGCTGGCCCTTCCGTCCATCCGATCGGAAGTCCTAACATCCATTCGACGAACTCGGGCATCAGGCGGCCTCTTTCGTCGGTGGGTCGGGGGGCGTCTCCGACGACTCGCTCCCATCGACGGATGGCAGGCGCATAAGCGCCCCAGGCAGCGTCTGATAGTCCGACGTGTCGTTCGTGTTCCGCATCCCGCCGTCCGAGGTCGGAGTCGGCAGGAGCCGCGCTTCCTTCCCGAGGTTCCGCGCGTGACCGTTCCCCGTCATCGGCTGCGTCGTCGGCGTTGGGAGCAGCGTCACCGCATCCGTCAGCGTGTCTCCGGCGTGGATGCCCGTCGGCGGGATCTTGTTCCGCTTCGCCGTCGAGTTGCGAGCCTGCTTTGAGTCGCCCACTGTTGGCGTCGGCAGGAGTTGGAGCGTGTGAGTTAGGCTTAGATTCCCGTTCTCCGCCGTGCGGTTGCCGCCGTCGCGATTCTTGCGTTCGAGGAACCGCTCCGGCGTCCCTCCCGGCTCCTGCGAGCATGGCGTCGGCAGGAGTGCCTTCACCTGACCCTTGAGCAGCAACTCCCCCGACCTCGCTCCGCCCCGGTTCAGGTGCCCTCCCATCGCGTCCGCTGCACTCGGCGTCTGGAAGAGCAAGTCCACGATCTGATCCCCTAGAGAAACCGTGTGACCCTGGCTCGTCCTGAGAGCCGCTCCCTGCGGTCGTCCGCGATGACTGTTCGGCGTCCCCGCGTAGGGCGTCCGCAGCAGCGGGATCACATCCTTCAGGTTTGAGCAGCCGCCGAGCTTCTTCGCCCGAGCAAGAGCTTCCGGGCTTCGCTGTCCCATTCCGTCCATTGTGTTCGGGGTCGGCAGGAGCGCCATCGCGTTCGCAGTGGTCAGCCCGAAACCGTTGCCGTTCCTGTGCTTCTGCTCCTCCCGCTCCCTCCGGGCTAGAAGCACATCGTTGTCCTGCTCGTATTGGTTCGCTGATGGCGTTGGAAGCAGCACCACCGTCTCCGTCTGAGAGCCGCCACGCGTCGCCCTGGGCGTCGGTAGGGCCTTCACTTGGCCTTTCAGTAACAACTCCCCCGACCTCGCCCCGCCGCGGCCCAGATGTCCTCCCATCGCGTCCGCCGCGCTCGGCGTTTGTAGTAGTCTGACCTGCTCGCGCAGGAGCGGAGTCGCGTCTGATCGAACCTCTGCCCTGGTCGCGTTCGGAGTCTGGAACAACCTCGGCACCAGCGACGAAAGGCTCTCGAAGTACCCCTCCTCGCTCGTCTGATCCGCCGTCTCGCCCCTCCGTGGAGTGGGCAACAACGAAGAGCCTTGCGCGTTGGTGAGGGGCGCCGACATCGGACGCTCGTACAACTCCCCACCGGACATCCATCCCCAGGCCGGCAAGGTCGGCAAGGACGGCGTGAAACCCAAGTCGAAGGTGGCCTGCGACGTTCTCAGCGACGACGACTCGGGGTCGTAGGACGCGAATGAGTCGGGCGAACTCGGGCCACAAGTGCCGGGGGTCGTTGGCTCCTTCGCGCTTCCCGGCGACGCTGAACGGCTGGCACGGATATCCGCCGTGGAGCACGTCGACTCGTGCTGCGTCGGCTCCGAGCTCTCTGATGTCGTGGTAGATGGGGACTCCGGGCCAGTGGCGCTCGAGCACGGTTCGGCAGTGCTTGTCGTACTCGCAGAACCAGGCGGGAGGGACGCCGACGCCAAGGTCGAGTCCGCCGATCCCGCTGAAGAGAGATCCCGCATTCACGCGCCAGCCTCGATGGCCTTGCCGGCACACACGCACCGGATGAACTCAGCGAGCCGCCGTGCGTCGTCCTCTGTGACGACCCTAGGAAGGATCAACTGCGCCTCGTCGCCGTTTGAGAGCGGGAAGGTGTAGCTGCAAAGGTCGTGCGTGATCTCGAATGGGTGCCGTGGGTCTACGTAGGCGCTCACTTCGGTTTCCTTTGCTTGGTCAGATGGAAGTTCCAGAACCGCGCTCGCCACTCGTCGCCTCCGTCGCCCGTGACGCGGGTGATGGCGTCGCAACCTTCCGCGATTCGCACCCTGACGTAGGTGCAGGTTTCCACGAGGTATTCGCAGTGTTCAGCGGCGCTCACGGCTCGTCCTTTTCGACGCGTGCGACCGCGTACTCGCCGCGATGGCCGCGCGCCTGAGCGCCCTGCTCGCAGTCATGTCTGAGGGCGTCCGCGTCCTCGCGGTCCTCTGAGAACGAGCAGTCGAGCACGTCCCAGCCGCCGCCCGGCTTGCTGCGCTCGATCACGACGTAGCCGATCACGACCCGAGCCTCGTGCGGTCTTTGCCGCAGCCGGAGCATTCCCAGCGGCCGTGGGCTCCGTAGTACGACCGCGGACCGACCGGGGCTAGTGTCACCCAGTCGTGGGGGAGGCGTTTGCGGCAGCCGAAACACCAGCGCGTCTCGAGCGCTGTTTTGCGCGCGATCTCGACGTAGGGGGTCACGGGTAGCGCACCCCCGGCCCGACGCCGAACAGGCGTCGCATGAAGCCGGCGACCTTCCCCGGCCACGTCGGGCAGTCGTTCCCATGTGCATCGACGCAGTAGCCATGCATGTCCCACGGCGACCTGGCGGACGGCCACTGCCGGCGGATCATGCGGGCGAAGTAGTCGTAGAAGTGCGCCCACGAGCGGAAGTACGGGGGCGTCCAGGCTGACCCACATGAGCCCAGGCCTGCCGCGTTGAATCGGTTGCTGCGGCAGGCGGCGACGCCGAAGCTGCTCTCGGCTCCCGTGATGGCGGCCAGGAAGGCCGGGTGGACGTGCCATTTCCAGCCGGCGGCTTCGAGCTCCCGTCCGGTGCCGCTCATGGGTGTGCCGGCAAGCCCGTGGTTCAATTTGTCGACAACGTGTCGACGTTCTGGATTGATCGTGTTCGGACGCGAGTTATGAGCCGCTTCTGCAGCGGCTGCGAGGACGAAAAGAAGTATGGCAATGAGTGTGAGTGTCAGCATTGTGCGGCGGATCGCTCCGTCTCCTTTGCTGGCTTTCCCCCGCTGGTGCGAGGGCTGGTCTCGGCGACGAGCCAGGTGCGGCAGCCGCCGTTGGTGAAGTCGAAGTGGTGGTCGTGGCCGCAGGCGAGCCCGTAGGTGCTGCCGTCCCAGCCGCGTACGATCACGTCGGGACAGTCGCCTTCGGCGTGGCAGGTGCGACACGCGACGCGGAGGACTTCCTCGGTCACGCGTTCGTCTCCGGGACGGGTAGCGGCTGATGGCAGTAGCGGCAGGTTCCGAGTGCCATCGGGTCGAGGCTGTCACGGCTCGTCAGGGTGACGATGCGAGCTTTGGGGCAGCGGTGAAGGAACGCGACGCCCATCTCGTTCATGCGGACGACGGTGCCGCGAACATCCGGCGGCGCCCAGTAGATCGGGTCGTCGCCACGGGCGGGAAGCGTGGTTCGCGGGCTAGACATCGGCCCTCCATCCGAGGGCCGCGCAGGCGTCGAGATCGGTGTTCCACCCGATCAACGCGGACGGGTGAGACGCGGCCACCTGACGACGATTCGGACGCAGCACGCCGAACTTGAGGCGGCCCTTGACGAACACGACCGCGCTCGCCGTCGACGCAGCTTCCTGGAAGATGCGCGTATCGGTTGCGGCTGGGATCAGGAGGATGACCTTCTGGCCCCGGGAGCCAGCCTCGATGCACTTATTCACCCACGGCTCGCGAGCCTTGCTGTACGGCGGATTGACAAAGAGCGTCTGTTGTTCAATAGGCCCAACATCAGAGTGCCACGGCTGCGACAGGCCATCGTTCATAACCGTGTAGAAGAGATCCGCCCTGACAGGGTTGTCCATCGTCGTACAGGGATCACCCCATATTCCCCCAAGGTCTAAGCGCACGAGGTCGAGAACGTAGTCGGGCGTGAACCACGTCTGCGACGGGTGATCGCCGTCGCGGTAGCGGCGGGCGTTGTCGAATCGGTGAGCGGCTTGGGCGTTCACGGAGACACCTCAACTGACGGCAACGCCCGCAGTCTCAGCGCCCAATACCCGTCTCCACGGTCGATCCACTCGCCAGCCTTGACGCTCGCGCCGGATTCGTTCTCGACCTCCACGAACCACCCCGACTCATGCGATGGTGGCCCGTCGAACACGACATCAACAAACGCATCACGCTCGAACGCAGCGCAATCGCATCCACCCACGCCACACTCATATCTGCCCCATGCGCGGTTGCTTTGCCGATACGAGTGTTCATAGTCGGGGCATCCACAGGTACACAGAGTCATACGGCCTCCACCGCCGTCTCATCGTCCGCGAGCAGCTTCCGGTCGATGGCAGCTTCGGCGTAGATGGTTCCGTTCGACTGCGTGATCTTGATTCCGATTAGCTCCGCAGCGATGCCGTCAGCGTCGACGATCTCGATTCCGACACTGCCGGGGACACCGATCAGCGCGTTGATGATCTCCTGAACCGTCACGTCTGCTTCTTTGTTGAAAGGATCTTCTCGACCATCCCGACGGCACCCTCGGCGGTCTTACCAATCGCGCTGACGGCACCGCAACGAGCGAGAAACGGGAAGACAACATCTACCTCCGCGAACGACCTGTCATCAAGGCGCTCGTGGTTGAAGCGGTCGTAGCGCCCCTTAGTCCGTCGTGTAATCGTGTGTGGCCCAACGGTGATGTGTTGACAGTCACGCACGTTCGGGCATCCTCCTACGGGGTTTGGGCAGGCCAAACATTCAGGCATTGCTGGTGAACATCGCTATCCACTGGTTGAGGGCGTGGGCAAGATGCGCGATCTGCTCCGGCCAGATTTCCTCGCCAACCGCCTGCCCGCGTTCGCGGTTGCCGACAATCACCAGCACGCCGTTCTCCGTCTCGACCACGTCCAGTCGCTCGGATGCGAACAGCGACCCGCGATGCTGCGAATCGCTCACAAGATCACCCGCGATCCGCCAGGCCCGCGCTCCACCAACACAGCATCGGTGGCCGCCATCAGAATCCGATCCCGTCACGGTTCTGCGCACTCACAACCACGCCGCCGTCAGCCACCTCAACATGGAGGGCGGCGATCACCGTGTCGTACAGGTCAGCCGGGATGCCGGCTGTCGACGCCTGCCCCGTCACCTCCGTCAGGATCTCCCTGAGCCGCTTGTCCTCGACGCCCAACTCGTTCTTGATCGCGAACAGGCGTTTCCGCTGCGGCTCCGACGCGAACTGTCCGGCCGGGGCGGCTTGCGCGATTGGTGCTTCCTCCGCCGCCCCGGCCGTAGCGGGTGTTCCCGCACCCGATGCCCACGCCGCGAGTTGCCTGCCGGTCTCCTCGGTGATCTGCTGGTCGAGCGGAATGAGGTCGGCGTGCCGGCGCTCGAGCTTGATCGGCTTCGGCACGCCCGGAGCGTCCGCGGTGAACAACAGGCTGATCGTCGCCTCGAACGGCAGCCGGCGTTCGCAGATCGGAATCCAACCGCCAAGACCCGTCAGCGACTCCTTAGGGCGGATCACGGTCTTGCCCGCGGCGTCCTTGCCGATTTCAATTTTGTCCTCCGCACGATGGCAAAGAATCAGGTGAGCGCGAGTCCGCGTGACAGCGTTCCGGTAGAGCTTGTGGCGCATCTTGACCGTCGCCCAGGTGATCATCTTCACGTTATCCCGCCGACCGAGACGAGTGAACTCCTCGTCCTGAATGTCGAGACAGCCGCCGGAGCCATCCCACTCATGCGACCCAGAATCGACGACGATCACCGGGAACCCCTGCGCGTCCGCGGCTTCGATCGCTTCGACGTACCGTTCGGGCGTGTAGGGCTCCTCGAACGGACAATGCTTGAACGTGTAGTCGTCGGCTTTGTGGAGGGCTCGGCCGCGTTCGGTGTCGATCACGGCGAACGGCTTCCCGCCCGCGAGTCCGGTCGCGAGCCTGAGCGAGCTCTCGGTTTTCCCTGAACCCGTGCCGCCTGCCAGCAGGACGAGGATCGGCGCGTCCGCGCGGACGGCGTCCCTAAACTCGAAGCTCATGCTGCCACCCCGCTATCGCGGTATTCGCGTTCGGCCCACTGGTTCTCAGCCCACGCGGGCGACTGGATGTAACAGACACGTCGCGGGTAGCCGGGCCAGTCGCCGCTCGCGAGACATCGCCGCCACATTCGGATCGCGTACTCGATCCTCTCGTCCGCTTGGGCGAGCGCATCGGGCGCCAGCGAGAACGGCGTCAGCGCGTACGGCGGCGACGACTCGACCGCGACGAACCGGAACTCCGGGGTGATGCCGAGCACCGCGCGGGCGCCCCGCAGGTACATCGCCATTTGTAGGTCGCCGCCGAAGCCGAGCATCGTCTTTGGCCACGCCTCCGGGGCAGCAGAAGCGGTTGTCGTCTTCAGGTCGTCGATCGCGAGGTAGTCGTCGCGCAGCCAGTCGAGGCGGGCCTTGCAAACGACGCCGTCCTCTTCCCACACGAGCGTCTGCTCCGGGCGGCCGTCCGTGAAGAGCGGCGGATCCGCGCGGATCAGGTCAAGTTGCGGACGGATCGCCGCCGCCATCGCCTGCACCCCGGCGTAGTCCTTCGTCAGCAGTGGCGTCTTGCCGGCGGCGTACGCCTCGTCGCGCGCTGCCTTCGCGGCATTCGTTCGGAACGCGTCAGCGTCAACAATCACGATCGAGTCGTCGCGACCCTCGAGGAACAGGTTGTGCGCCGCCGTGCCAGCATCGAACTTCTTCTCGTCGGCGCGGGGGATGCAGTCGGGGTTCTTCGGGTGAGCGGCCCACGCGTGTGCGGGCGACTTCGTGAGCAGGATCTGGATGACCGACTTCGAGAGCGATGGGCGCGCGTAGATGTCGTCGCGATGGTAGGCGTCCTCGGGGATGTCGATGATCTCGGCGACGGCGGTACTCACAGTTCGCCTGCCTCTCTGAGAACGTGGAGTTTGGGTGAACCGAGCTGGTAGCCGCCAACATCTGGCAGCGACAGCCGGTCGACGCGGACGGAGTGTGTGTCGGCCCCCGTCGCCGCAGTAAGCGCTGCGGGCGATCCGGCATCGGAGCTAGGGAGGATGCTGGCAGGCGCTGGCACGCCACCGGGGGCCGAACCGTCGATGATCGTTGTGAGCTGGTCGTGCGTGTAGAGCGCCTGTGCTTCGATGGCGGCTAGAAGGTCGTGTCCGCGCGGGTCGCACATGCTGCGCAGGGCGGCGAAACTGCTGACGATGCGGTCATGTCTGGTCACGCTGACGCCTCTAGGACTTTCTCGTGGAGCGATCTGGGGTCTGAATCGAGTACGCCGCCGGGAGCCCAGTGGCGGGCCTGCAGGTCATCCCACACCTTGGGCCAGGCAGCGCGAAGAAGCGCCGTGTTCCGCGTGTCGGCCTTCCGCATGGCGGCCATGATCAGAGCGTAGAAAGGCGGGTCACCTTCGCTGATCTTCTTGCTGGCCTGATAGTGGAAATAGCTCATGCCTGTGTCCTTGTCCTGCGCCGGTTCTCCCGCACACGCCGCCGCAGCAGCCGCGCGTCGCGGCGGGCGAGCAGTTCGCCGACGCCTGCGAGCACGGCGAAGAACAGCAGGATGACGCCGATGTAGACGAGCGTCTCTCCGACAGTGATCATGCTGTCACCCGCCTTCGCGCCTTCGCCCTGGCTGCTCGTGTGGCGCACTGCTTCATGTCGATGCAGTAGCGCTTTCGCGACCAGCGTGAGAAGAGCATCTGTTCGGCTGCTGCCCGACGTCCGCAGCGGCCGCAAGCGTGACGGATCGTGGTGCTCATGTAGGCTTGCTCCTAACTGGAGGCAGGCGCGCTTGCCGGGATAGCTCGAGCGCCTGCCTCCTTCGATGTTGCGGGGGATGTGTTCACGGAGCGGAGTACCAAGACGGTGGCACCGTGGATCCGCTACCCCGCTCCGTCAGCACACCGCAAGAGGGTCGCTCCGCTGCGGGAGCGTTGCCCGGATCGCTCCCTGCGCGGTCTTCCGTTGGGCGGGGCTCTGCTCGGACGGCTCTGTGCGGCCCATCGGTGCGACTCTCATGGTTGTCGCCACCTTCGCCGAATAGCTCCGGGTGCCTCGGCTGAACCCAACCTCCGGCGCACTCGGCCGTCTTCATCGCTTCGCCCCTTCTGTGGGGTACTCGAAAGGTTCGGGGCGGCCGCCGGTGACTACGGCCGCCCCTGCTGTACCCGGCTCCTGCGGAAGCACCGCGCGTTCCTGAGCGGTCCGGGCTTCTCCGTGCTCCCTCACTGCCGACGTTGGAACGCGATGCCCGCTACTGCCCGTGCATGGTCCTCGGGGAAGTCGGCCGGGCTGATCGTGCGGAAGGGTCGGCTCCGGGGCGCACGCGACTGCCCCCGGAGCCTGGAGGACGGCGGCTCGCGCTCCGCTGCTGATGTGGCCCTCCTGTGTGTTTCGGCCGCCCGTCCCTCGCGTTCCGGGGGAGGAAGACGCCGGGGACGCAGTACGCCTCGCGATGGGAGTCGAGGCGCGGCTGGTGGCGGCCGAAGTTGTCGCCCGAGTCACGACCGGCATCGTGTGCGGGTCGGCGGCGGGCAGGTCTGAGCAGTCGCAGCACACGGTCGTGCGGGTGCGCCGTGGCAGGAAGGCGCCGCAGTAGCGGCACGTCAGGGCAGGCTGCCGCTTCGCGCGTTCGGCCTGCTGCGTGTCGGCGAGCTCGGCGTCGAACACATCCCAGAACGCGGTCATGCCGCTGCCCTTCGCCGCCGCTTGTAGTCGCGGTCGTAGGCGCGCGTCTTCTCACGGTTGCGGGCACGGTAGGCGCGCTTCAACTCCGTCAGACAGGGACGGCATGAGTTGTGACGGAGGCGGCGATGAGGCTCGGATCTGCTGCCTGGGAAGTCAGCGTCGGGTTTCCACTCGTGGCAGCTCGTACACCACAACGTGTCGTCGCGCACCGATGTGGCAGCGACTTTGGCGGCGCACGGTCGGCAACGTCCGTTGCGTGTGCCGTGAGCGAGGGCCAGGGGGACGACACCTGCGGCGCCGCAGTCCCGGCAGATACCGCTGCGCTGGTATGCACTAACACGGGCGTTACTCTTCTGTCGCTCCACGTCATTGCAGGCCAGACGAACCGTGTTGATGTGGACGCCGTATTCGCATGCCAGCGCCGTGTACGTCTCGCCGGCAGCACGGCGGCGGCGTGCGTCGTCCCAGTCGAACTTGTGGACGTAGACGCGCACGGTCATGCTCGCCGCCATCGTCTGACGAGCAGCACGGCCAACACGAGCGAGGGCAGAAGACTCCAGGGATGCTCGAGCCGGTAGTCCGTCACAGCCCAATAGACGTGCCGATAGCCGTAGAAGGCGCCGACGATGGCGACGGCCACGAGGACCGGCAGGTCGATGAGAAGCAGGCCGAGCCCGAGCTGGTGTGTGCGGCGGTGCGGCAGGAAGACGGCGCTCACGTGACGCGCTCCACGCGGCGGGCCAGCGGTTCGGTGAGCGCGTCCGTGTACCCGCGCATGTACGCGTTGCGGCAGAACTCCATCGCCTCCGCCTGCGTGATCGGACTAGTAGCCTCGGCGCGCTCGTGGAGTAGCGCAGTCAGCTCCGTCAGTCGCTCGTCGACCGACCTATGGTCAGGAGCGTTCACGCTGCTAATTCCCGCAGTGCGTCGCGAAGCAGGATGCGTACCTGTGAGGAGACGCTACGGTCGTTCAGGGCGGCGACGCGCCGGAGTTCGGCCACGATCTTCTCGTCCAGCCGAAGTGTGATGTGTTCCGAGCGTGCCTTGGTTGTGGCGACCTGTTCCGACATGCGTGGGACGTTCTACCACACTGTGCGGGGATTGTCAATAGACCGAGTCGCGCTGGCGCGGCTGTATCCGTGGGACGACGAAAGCGCCCGCCCCTCACATAGAGGGACGGGGGGTGCTACATCGTCCGGTCAAGCTTTAGGGTGCGACGGCCGGGCTCGAACCGGCGACCTCGATACCCGGCGAGCTACTACCTATAGCGCCCCCGAGAGTCGAACTCGGTCCTGCGGCTTATGAGGCCGCCGAGGTGCCATTCCTCCAGAGCGCGAACATGAACGCTACCACAGACGCAGGATGCTCCATCACGCGGCGATCGCACCCGCGCGGATCGCCAGCCTGACGGAGTGCGCCGTGTTCCTAGCGTCCAAGACGCGGCGTGCGACGGCCAGGTGGGCGTGAGCGGTCGATTCGGCTATGTTCATGCGGGCGGCGATCTCCTTCTCCATCAGCCCATCCGCGGCAAGATCAAGCGCCCGCACCTGCGCGTCGGTCAGCCGGCCCTGCTGTCTGGCGGCCTGCAGCGCTGTTCTGGACAGGTCGGTTCGCTGGTTCGATTTGTTTTCGTGGCGTTCGATGACCGCTCCGTATGCTGTCCTCGCTGCGATGTACCGCTCGAGTTCCTCGCCTGTCTTCCCGATCTGGTTGGTGAGCCATTCGCGGTAGATCAGTTCAACATCCGTGCCGCGGCTGGCGCACTCTCTGCCGGTTTCGGGGAACGCTGCTACGTGATCGTCCAGAAGGTGCCGCCCGATCCTGCGTCGTCGCGGTCGTCGGGCTCACGGTAGGCGAGCTCGTGCCGTGACCCGTCGGGCGCCTGAATGCCGTACTTGGTTTCGCCAGCAGCGTTGTCGTGCGCGCCTTCGACGACGTGCGCGAGCACCGGGCCTCCGAGTTCCGGGAGGGCGTCTCCGAAGTCGGCCCAGACGTGTGCGCCTACGAACTTGCCGGACATGTCATGCTCCTTTGTTGGGTGCGGTGTCCGGGTTGACCCAGACGTGGATGACGCTGCCGACGGCGACGACGGCGACGGTGATGCCGGTGATCTGGTCGGCGCTGAGGTTCCACCAGCCGAGCAGGACGACGGCGTTGAGGACGGCGGTGACGGCCGCGGTGACGGCCGCGATCTTGGTGAGCATCAGGTCTCCTTGGTTGAGGTATCGAGCACTGTTGAGGTGTCGAGCAGTCCTGCGATCCGGTCGAGGATCGTCAACGTGTGGTCGAACCGTTCCTGGTCGTGGCGTTCGTGGTCGCCCGTCCATTTCACGATCGGCTGCAGCTGGACGGACAGGTCGGTGCGGGCTTTCAGTTCGGAGATCAGTGCGGCGTCATGTTTGGCCTGTTGTTCGAGCTGCAGGACGCGTTTTTCGAGGACGCGGTTGGCGGTTTCGAGGCTGGCGAGGGCGGTGCCGCCGCCCCCGCGGCGGAACGTCCAGGCGGCGCCGATGATGACGACGACTGTGAGCCAGCCGGACACTGATCCGATGCTGATCATGGCTACCGTCATCAGCGGAGTTCCGGGAGCCGGTAGATGCCGATCAGGTGCTCGGGGAAGTTCGGCAGCAGGATCGCTTCGGGCGCGTCAGACAAGAACCGCCACGACTGGTGGCCGTGAGATGTGAAGATCGCCGTCTTCTTCGTGCCTGCGGTGCGGCAGATCGCGGTGTGTGAGGTGTTCCGATCGTTCGGTCCCCAGAGTGCGATGTCGCCGACCTGGATTTTGCCGGCGGCGACTGCGAAGCCTTCGTCTTGGATCGATTCGGTGTTGCCCCAGCCGGTGAAGTGGAAGCCGAGTGGGTCGCTGACGATCAGCTTCGATTTCGCGTTCGCGTAGTAGACGGCCTTGGAGATGAAGCCTGAGCAGTCGTCGATCTGGATGGCTGCGGGGTGGAGGCCGTAGCCGAGCACGCGGCGGCGTTGGCTGTAGCCGCGGTTCATTCGCGCGTCTTCAGCTGCCTCACAGTAGGCGGTAAGGGCGGCGCGCCACTGCTTCTTCTGGGTGGGTGTCAGCATGCGGCGTCCTCCCGTGTCGGGTGTGTCATAGTGCGGGGATGAGACGAGTGCTCGAATGGACAGGCGGAATCGCCGTCGTCGTCGTTCTGTGGATTAGCGGGCTCGTGTTCTTCGCGCTCGCGGCAGCCGTGTTCGTCGCCGTCCTTGTCGGGATCAGCGCCGCGATCCAGTTCTTGACCGGCGTCTAGCGCCCGGACTTGAGGCGCTGCTGGCGGTTCTTCGCGGCCTGCACCGACAGGCGCGCTTTCGGCACACCAACGAACCGCTTCGCGTCGGCCGGGAAGTTCTTGTCGTACACGGTCGGCTTCCCCGGGGCGCCCTTGTACTGTCGTCCGAGCGCGTCCTTAATCAACTGCGTCTCAGGGAGCGAGTCAACAAAGCCGACGGGGAGGTTGAATATCCCCAACCCATAGTCGCGGCCCGAGAGCGCCTGCTGGAAGACGGGGTTCAGTCCCGGCAGGGAGTTGACGATCCGAGCGCGATCCATCGTGGCGATCGCCGTGGCAAACTCGACGAGCGCGGGGCCGGTCTGATACGGATTCCAGGCCGTCGTGATGACCGGCACTCGTCTATCGGCACCCATCTTACCGACAGGGATCAGGCCACGGATGAAGTCGGGCACGTCCTCGCGGGCGACGCCGAGATCGGCCATCGTCTCGTCGACTCCGAGCGCACCGAGACGCGCTAGGATCGACACCTTGAGCGGCTGCTCGAGCGGCAACTTCACCATCACTCCGGTGATCGCCCGGTACCACGCCCAGAACGGGAAGAGAGTCCGCAGCACGTTCCGCTCGACGCCGCTCATGTGCGAGAAGTTCCCGAGGATCGCGTTGACCTTGTCCTCGATCTGTACGGCGATGGCCGGATTCTTCGCGAGAGCCGCGTCGGCCGTCTTCCAGCGCTCGACGTCGTCGCGCAGCCCCTTCGTCACTGCCCTGATGGACGGGTGGGTCGCGAGTTGCTTCTTGACGGCTGCACGGCGTAGAGCCTGCTCGTAGGCGCGGTCGAAGTTCGCGAGCGTATCGACGACCTTCTCGACCTTGCCCGCGAGTCCGGGCAGCACGCCCGAGGGGCGCTGTGTGCCGATGAACGTGCCGCCGATCTGGCCGGAGAAGCGCTGCTCCATGATCCGGTCGAACTCGTCTGCCTGATGCGGGAACATGCGCTTGAACGAGTCGAGCAGCGCCGTAGCCCCCTGCGGGCTCGTGTTGTGCATCGCGTACATGAGCGTGTTACCGACCACGTTGTTGACGAGCCATGCGGGGCGCAGGTTGAGGACGAGCGCGCGCCAGACGCGGACGGGGTAGCGGTTCATCCAGTGGGCAAAGTCGTTACTGCGGATGAACTCGCCCTTGACCTGATTCGCGAACCGCTTCGGGACGATCAGGTAGTTGCCCTTGTCGGTTGCGGCTTCGGCATGGTTCGCTGTCGTGAATCCGCCGTCGCGCTCAGTGAGGAAGTTCTCGACGTCGGCCTTGTCGAGATGCTGCGCCGCCCACTCCTCTAAGTCGGCGCGCGTCTGTACGGAGCGCGGGATGCGCTCCGCGCTCTTACCGACCGTCTGTGTCGTGTCGTCGAGGGTCGCCTTGAATGGCTTGGCGGGGCGGCGAAGGTACTCCCAGCCCTTCGGCAACGTAGAGGCCGCTGGCAGCACCCGGGCGTGGTCGGTGAGCCGGTTGTGGAGGTCTGTGTAGTGGGCGTACTTGACCGAGTGCAGGTACGACTGTGAGAGCACCGAGGGATCTTGGACGAGTCTGCCGGACTGGAACAGGATCGCCTGATTCTGCTTCGTCTCTCCGGGCATCCGTTGTACGCCGCCGCCCGAACCGCCGTAGCGGATCTTGTCCTTCGTCACGGCCTGCACGTCGGGGAGGTACTTCGGCTCCGGGCGCCCTGCTACCGCGAGGTCGGTCTTGGCCGAGGCGATCATCTCCGGCACGGAGGCGAACCCTTCGGCTGGGACAAGGTTGCCGTCTTCCATCTTCGCGCCGCGTGCGATCAGCGTGTGTAGCCACGGCCGGACCTGCTTCGACTCGTCCGACAACAGCGACCCTAGGATCTGCTCCTGCTTCGCGCCGACCTTCACGATCTCGGCGTCGGCGCGCAGCATCCTCGGAGAAGGATCGTCGTATAGCTTCCGCACGGCGGGTCGCGTGATGACCTTGATCGTTGCGAGTTGTGCCGGATCGCCCGAGTCCGACAGTTGCTTTAGGTAGCGGGCAACGTCGGCAGGATGCGGCAACGTCGTGAGCAGGAACGAGGCGACCTGTTCGTCCTTCGAGAGCTTGGACGTGGCGCGCTTCAACCCGGCCGCGGCCTGCTGATTCGCCCGAGCCTTCCTGCGCGCCTGCGCCCCGATCTCACGTCCGGCGCGAGATGCGCTACCAACGACGGGCGTCGTCGCCGGGAACTTGTCGGCAGCGGCGTTCCCGTACGCCTGTGTGTAGCCGCGTACCGGCTTTATCGAGATCGCCTTCTCCACGACCTTGCCGGACGGGCCGGCGATGCCGATCGTCTTCCCCGCCGTGGACTCGGCAAGACCTACCTTCGTCATCGCTGTGGCCCCGCCAGAGGCGACAGTGAGGAGATCAGTGAGCGGCCCCAAGGGGTGTTGGTAGAGGCGCTCGTCGGCGATCGTGCGCCACTTCTCGGCCGACTTGACGTCGCCGTGCAACTGGGCGCCGATCTGATGGTAGAGCGGCGTGTACTGGTACACGTATGCTGCTCCGACCGCCTTCGCCGTGCGGACCGGATGCTCTACTGTCATCTTGATTCCGGCCGGGAGTCCGAGCGCGGTGTCCTTTACGTCGCCCGCAAGGTTGCCGAAGAAGCCGCCTACGCTCTTGCCCTTCTTCTTCGGCTTCGCCGCTGACGTAGCCGTGGCGCCGCTGATCAGTGACTTCCCGACCACCGTGCCGCCTCCGATCAAGGAGTCGCCCATCAGACGCTCGCGCCCGTGGAAGGTAGATGCTGGACGGCGATGTGAAGATGCGCCGCTCCGTTCTGGGACGCACCCGAGTAGCCGAGTAATTGACCGGCTGTCACGCGCTGTCCCGGCCTGACGTTGATCTTGGACAAATGCCCGTACCAGTAGGAGTTGTCCGGCCCGGTGAGGGTAAGCCGCGCGCCGTCTGCGGACCTCGACGACTGGACGCCGACACCGGAGCCGATTACACCGTCCGAGACGGCATAGACGGGTGTGCCGACGGGAACGCCGATGTCCCAGGCATTGTTGCTCTGCCAGTTCTCGCCCGAGTCGTGCTTCGCGTAGTGCGCCTCGGGGCCACCGAGATTCGAGCCGACGAGTCCTAGCGCTCGCTCGGACAGGGACTCGAAGCTGGCCGGCGGCACCGTGTACGCGATGTTCTTCTTGTCGCGCGTGCCGGGATTGCGCTCCTGGTACGACTTGAGGGGACGACCCTGCCCGGGCTTCTCCCACGACTTGTCCTCGCCGCGCTTCCAGTAGCGATTGAGCGCATCCTGAGCGATGTCGAGGGGGACGCCGTGGTTCATCATCAGCGCGAGCGCGTCCTGGTAGGAGGTGTGCGAAACCTCCTTCGTGTCCTTGTCGACGACCCCCCTGAACGCAGCCTGAGCCGTGTTCGCAGCCGTTTCCTTCCAGTCGATGATCTTCGTTGCGCGTCCGTTCGCAGTTAGCCCGTTCAGGACCGCGTAGGCACCCGTCATCTTGCTCTGACTGTCACCCGCCGCGCCCTCGATCGCGAGCTTCCATTTCCCGTCCGCGGGATCTTTCTCGTAGAGTGAGCCAGCGACCATTCCCGTCTGCGTGTCCTTGGATCCCGCGCCCTTGGGACGCGCGGACCCCAACTCAGCGATCTTCTTTCCTGTCGCTTTGTCGATCAGGAATGAAGAACCGTCGCCCCTGTAGATCACCTGACGGGCAGCGGCATCCGGCCCCTTGACAGCGAGGTTCCATTCCCCGGTCACGGGGTCGCGTTCGTAGAGCGACTTGCCGACCGTCTGCGTCTGCACGTTCGTCGTGTCGGGACGCGCGCCGCCAAGATCCGCGATCTTCTTCCCCGTCACCGGGTCGACCAACATCGACGAGCCGTCGCCGGCGTAGATCACCTGGCCGCGCGTCGTCTTCGCAGCCGCCGCCTCCTGCTTCTGACGCGTCGAGAGGATCAGCGCGACCGCCTTCATCCGATGGTCGTAGGCCGAATCGGCGAGCGCAATGCCGAGCTTCTGGTTCGCCGTCTCCTGCTGCACGAAGTCGTCGTAGAGCGACTTGTAGATGTCGGGGCGCTTCGCAATCGCGGCATTCATGTTCGCGACGATCGCAGCGTCCTGCGCGTCGAACTCGCGGGAGAGGTTGACGAACATCTTCAGTCCCTCGGCCGTCTGGATCTCACCGAGGAACGAGCCGCCGAACGTCTTCAGCGCGTAGTCGCGGCCCGCCTCACCCGACTGGCCTCCCGTCAAGATGTCGGAGAGCGCCTTCGTGAACGCGGTAGAAGCCCCAAGCGACACCTGCTCGCGGGCCGCGAGGTCTGTCCACTGCTGCTTGTACTCCGACAGCACCGGGGCGAGCGTCTTTTCGGCTCCAGCGTTCGCGTACGACGCGGCGGCCTTGACGTCGACCTTCGGCACCTTCGAGTAGTCGGGGGCCAGGCCGAGGTTGTAGACAGCGATGTCGCCCGAAGATGCCCCCGCAAGCCAGGCGGGAGAGCCGACCGCGGGAGCGGTTGCGCGAGCTACCTGCCCGGTCTTGCCGGCCGCCGACGCGATCGGCTTCTTCGCCACGAGCGGCCCCGAGTAGGGTGGATAGCCCCTAGCCATCTCAGCGTCCGCCGTAGTAGTAGGGGACGGGGCCGCCGGTCAGCTGCTTGTTCGCGATGTAGTTGTACGGGCCGGAGGCCGTCTTGGCCGCGGGTTGGGCAGGCGCAACAGGGGCGGCCGCTACCGACGCCGCAGGAGCCGCCTGGGCGGAGCCTGGGCCGACGTACTTGCCCGTCGCCGGATCCCACCAGAGGTCGCGATACCAATTCGCGGCCGACAGCAACGCCTGATAGCTGTCCTGTCCGAGTTGCTGATCACGCTGCGCCTGCGACAGCCCCTGGCCCGCCTCCCGCAACTGCTTCTGGAACGACAGATCGCGCAGGAACTTGTCATAGTTGTAGTTCGACTGGCCGAGCTCGAGGCCGGTCTGCCCCGAGTTGATCAGACCGCGGCTGCCGAGCGCCTCCCGGATCGCCTTGTCGTTCATCTGCTTGGTGCGGGCGGCGTCCGCCTGCGAGGCGGCGTCCTGCTCGTTCTGGATTCCGGTCGTTTTGCGGGCGTAGTCGCCCTGCAGGTTGTAGGCGCTCTGTGCTGTCTCGACCGCCTGCTTGTAGAAGGGACTGTTCTCGAGGTTGGCCTTGATCTGGTCGTAGGTCGGCACACCCGTCGGCGACGGGGCCGTTCCCGCGTAGGACGGGGAGGGCGCCGTGTATGCGGGCGCCGTGTAAGGGGCAGCTCGGGTTGGGAGCCTGATGGTTCCGTCGCCTTGCTCGTCAACGAAGGCCATGCGTCCGTCCTAGTTAGATGATCGTCGCGACCTTGACCCAGGCCGAATTGTTCCAGAAGTAAAATCCGCCCGTCACAGCAGTCGTGTCGTAAGCGAACGGAACCTCTCCCGCCACCGGGATCCCGCTCGGAACCCCTTCCGCCACACGAATGTCGGCCGCAGCGATAGCCTGCGGCACCGAAGATTCGATAACGAATCCGTCAGAGCTGGCGATCCTCGGCATCAGGTCTGATCCACCCCGGACACGGTCATCGTCAGCCCCGTAGCAGACGTGTTCGCCTGCAACGTCTCCGTCCCCGACAGCACCACCAGATCCGAGTCGTAGTAGGTCGCCTTCGAGGCCAACGCCACCTCATGCACGATCAGGAGCGCATCCGTGACGCCGCCGATCCCGAGCTTGAACGTGATCGACCCGGCCGAGTTGTTGACGACCCTGATCCCCCGGAACGAGTAGCGGTGTGCTGCGGTGCCCGTGAAGATCGTCGTAGTTCCGTTCCCCATGTTGACCGGGCCGACGATCCGGGAAAGCGTGTCGGCCATTAGCCGGCCACCGCGATCAGGAAACCGAGCGACATCGCGCCGGAAGCAGCTTCGTCTCGTACCTCGACGATCGCGGCCTGCACGTTCGTCGCAGCGATCGAGCCGTTCGGAGTGAACGCCACCGCAGACGCAGCATGAGCGCCGACCGTGTCCGCGAGATGATCGGCAATGCCGTCGTCCAACTCCTCCAACACGCCCTGCACGTCCGTCGCGACGCCGACGAGGTTGGCCGAGTCGACCGACACATCCCACGCGGCCGGGAACGCGATCGCGGCGATAGCGTCGTCCAGTTCTTCGAGCACGCCTTGCAACACCGTCGAGGTACCTTCGAGCGTCGTCGTGTCGACCGTAACCTCGGTAGCGGTGTGACTGTGAACCGCAAGGTCGCTCTTCGACGTTCGCATCGTCAGCCGGATCATCTCCTGGATCCAGGCGACATGCTCGGCGGGAAGGTCGAGCGGCGACGACAACAGCCGTCCGACCTGATCCCGTTCCCGCTGCGACAGCGACGCCACTAGCGCGTCCTCGACTTTTCGGACGGAAGTTGGTCGATCTCGATCTTGTGGATGTTCGTTAGCCCGGACGCGCCCGCCTGGACGATCTTGAACGCTGCCCCTTCGTCCGCGTTGTGGATGTCCACCCGGATTCGTTGCAAGCGGTTGCCGGACGGAAGACGCTCCGCGATCGGCGTGTAGTAGCCCGTCGCCACGTCGGTCGCGTAGGAGACGACGAGCTCGGCGGTCAGCGGCGCGTAGGCCCAGGCGAGCGCGTCGATCTTCGCGACGTCCATGATCCCGACGAAGAGGGTGTCGCCCCCATCGCTGTGCCCGGTCGGGTTGGGGTCGTCCGGCACGGCCGGGTTCGCGGTATGGCTCCCGACGTTCGGGTCGGGATCGCGCTCATCGTCGATCGTCGTCCAGTGACCGAGTAGGGGCTCTCCGACCGCGTTGTACTCCACGTCCCACACAGTGCCGGACGGGGAAATAGATGTCGCTACGACCGGCCAGTCGGTATTGATGTGGGTGTACTGGTAGAGCTGTTCTCCGGTGTAGAGGTCGTATCGGATGATCTCGTCCGAGGAGCACCAGCCGTACAGGTACCCGTCCTTGACGACGAGCGCGACACCCTCGTAACTCGTATTGCCTCCGTCCGTACCGCCGCCGGCACCTGATCCGAACGACGTGCAGACGCCGCTCGTGCTGTTGATCTGCCAGATCGTGTCGCCGTCGAAGCCGAGCAGCTGCCCGTCAGGCCGGAAGGCGATGGCGAAGTCCGGGTACGCAGGCGTGTGACCCGACAGAGCTGCGACGACGGCCGCCGCGCCGGTCTCCAGATTCACCGTCACGAGGCTCTCGGGGTTAGGGGCGCTCGTCGGCGTCGTTACCCCGTACATCGTGTCCGTTTCCCTGTCGTACGCGAGCGCGGAGAGCGCAACCCCGAGCGCTCCGACCGACGTGCAGACACAGGTCGCCGTGTTGACCGTGTAGAGATTCGACGTCGTCGCGTCGAGCCCCTCGGCCGCGTACAACGTCGGATCGCCCGGCATGTAGTAGGAGACGTACACGCGCTTCAACCGCTTCCGCCCCGGCTTATCGCGGAAGTAGCCGAGCTCGAGCACCGGCTCGACCGCCGTCCCGTCACCGTCAGACCCGTAGGCCAGCGACGGCGTGAAGAAGGCAGACACCTCGCCCGCATAGAGCGACGTGCGATCAGCGAAGTAGCAGTTGTTGGAGACGATGTTGGAGACGCCCACTGGAGTCGCTGCCAGCATCGCCGCAGGCAGGTTCGAGATTCGCGTCCAGACGCGCTTCTTGACATCGCACATGAAGGCACAGACGAAGTCGGCACCATCCATGACCGCGACGATGTAGTAGCCCTGAAAGACCGTCGCCGTGATGTTGAACGCGGAATCGTTGACGATCCCCTGCCACAGGTTCACGATCCCGCCCTCGGTCGTCAGATCCGCGAACGTGATCCCGTCCGTCATGTAGACCCCGGCAGTGTTCGCGAACACCACGTAGTCGCCGTAGGCGGCAATCGAAGCAGGAGCCCCGCAGCCGATCGTCTGGAACAACGGCTCCGACCGCACATCGGAACCGATGACACCAGGAATGATGTCGCCCGTGATTCGCTCCGTCGACCCCTCCGAGAAGACGACGATCATGTTCTTGAGAGAGGCAATCGCCGCAACCGGGTTCGTCATGTCGAGCCACTGGCCCGCGACTCCCAACTCCCAGGAAGACGGATCACCCGCCGACGCGAACCAGATCCGCTCCGGGTTTGCAGCCGAGGACGCAAGCACAAGATGGTCCTTGTAGACCGTCGACACGCGCCCCTCGGGAGGGGAGCCGCCGAGCGCGGCGATGTTCGCCCCGTCCCAGGTGTCGGGAGCCGCTGCCCCCGTCGAATCGCACAAGATCGAGAATCCCCGGTAAAAGGTCGGCGGGTGCGCCGGCACGTTCGTCGACCCCTCCGACGAGATCGAACCCGACTCCGACGAGAACAGATCACCGCCGTCGCTAATCAGGATCACCTGACCCGCGCCCGTCGTCGGCGTGTACCCAACCGCAGCGATGTAGTTGCCGTCCGTCAACACCTCGATCGGTCGTGTCCAGCCACCACGTTTCATCAGCGGCACCCCGTAGTCGGGGATGTAGTCGACCGCGTTCCAGACCGCGTCTTTCGACAGTGCGTCACGCGGGCCGTCTTGTCGCATCCCTCCCGCGAAGCCCTGTTGCAGAAGGACCGGGTTCGACATCAGGCGTCGTAGGCCCGCGACGAAGGACGCCACGACGGCCTACGACCCGCCCGTGCGGGCGCTAGTCTGCGTCCGCCCTGCCACTTCTTGTTCTGCGTGATGTCGCGGAGGATGCCTCCGCGTCCGTCCGGGCCTTCGTACTGCACCCGGTACATCTGCCCCACCTGGGAGGAGCCGTCGTCGTCGTAGTCGGCCATCTTCCAGGCCGCGTAGAGCTCGACGGCGCGATGCCACTGCGCCGGGACGAACGAAGGCGTGTCCGCCGTAGCGGACATCGGGGTCGGGCGCGGCACGTAGAAGAACGCCAGGTTCTCGACGCTCGTAGGCGTCGGCCAGAGGATGAGCAGGTCGTGGCCCTCGACGGCGTAGTAGCGAACACCGCTCGACGTGGATGCCGTCGACATTCGCATGTCGAGAATGTGCCTCGATGTCGTTCGCTCGAACTGCTGCACCGCACCGTCAGCCTCGGCCCACAACTCGAGCACGGCCATGCTGCCCGAAGGCATCCGGTACTTCCACACGCCGTCAGTCGTCGTCAGGTCGCCGCAGTTGACGCGGCAGCGTGTGCGGGCGAGCACGTCCTCGTAGCCCTCGTTGAGATAGCCGTCGAGCAACGTTAGTTCGTTGCCGGTCGTCTTCAGCCCGAGGGTGGACTGGACACGGTTACGGAGGGTGGCGAGGTTCACGTCTGGCCGTCCTATGCGGTGGTCAGGGCGAGAGAGTCATCGTCTGCAGCGTCGAGTGTCAGTGTGTCGCAGACGTTCGTGGCGAGCGTGAGCGTGTCGCAGGAGAAGAGCCCTAACTCTGCTTCGCTGTCGCGCGCTTGTTCGAGCAGGACGAACCCGGAGGAGTCTTCGAGGATGAACCGGCTTGTGCCGTCTTCTTCGCGGACGAGGTAGGAGTCCCAGGTCGGCACACGCTACGTCCTACGACCGAAAGTCTCGATTCGCGGGTCTGAGATCATCCGGTCACCGAGGCCACCACCTCACAGCAGAAGTCATGCGACCTCCTCGATGAAGAGGGTGTCGTCGCCGTGGCCTTGGTGGGCGATGATGCGAGCGGCGAAGGCCAACGGCTCGGCTCGCCACGGCCGCAGCCGGTAGACGTACAGGAGCTCCTCGACGTCGCCCGCTAGTGCCGCGGCCTGGTAGCTGGCGTACCATCGTTCCTCGTCCCAGCCGTTGTTCATCGCGGCCCGTTCGCGGTAAACACTGATTGCTTCTTCGGTGCGGCCTAAATCTCTGAGCGACTCACCGGTATAGAACACGGCTCGCGGCTCTTTGGCTTCGTAGGCGGGCTTGAGTGCTTCCAGCGCCCACTCGAACTTGGCCGGGTCACTCCAACCGTGGTGATGCAAAGTGAGTCCGTTCAGCCATCTGGTTTGTCTGCCCGCGATTTCCAGGTATTCGTGGGCGCAGCCTTGGTAGATCCATTCTTGGTTGCCTCGCAGGAGTCGTGGCAGGCGGTGGGTGAGGTGCGGGTTGACGATCTCGAGCATCCATGCGTCGGTGTCGGGTGATTCGTCGGCTTGGAGCCATTCGCGCATGTCAGGGTGAATCTCGGCTACTTCGTCAGCGTGAAGATGGAGAAGCCAATCGGCTGTTCCTTGGGCGCGTTGTAAGGCGCGTGTGAAGCCGGGGCCGCTGCCGTCCCACGGATCGTCGACCAGGTCGCCGGGAAGGTCGGCGAGCGCCCCTTCTATCGCTTGACGGGTATCGGCGGGGATGCCGGTGTCGACGACCTGGTAGCTGTCGATCAGGGTTAGGGCGGACTCGATTGCGGCCACCGGGTTGGCGGCGGCGCCTCCGGCGAGCATGACGAGAGAGACGGTCATTTTACCCAGACCCAAGGATTAGTTCGCACTTTCTGATGCTTTTCTATCATCTCATATCTCTCACTCGTTTATCCAGGTGGGTTGGATGATCCCCTCTGGGGCCGTGATTCGCTGATGGCCGTAATTTAGATGTCCAACGGCAGGTTCGTGGAGATGGCCGCGTTCGCCCCGTTCGGACAATGAACGGATCACTTTCATATCAATCTTCGACCACGGAATGAGTTCATCGGGAAGCGGGCATTCGCCCAGGCGAACGGGATCGAACTTGACGCAGCCAAGCGCCGAACGTAACTCTCCGAAGATGTAATAGCGGAAACCGCACCACGGATGTTCGCACTCCCATATCTGCTGCAATGCTCCCGGCCACGGCAGGATGTCGTGCTCGACGAGAACGAACGGCCGTTCTTCCTGCCACAGCGACCGGAACAGACGCGCATAGGCGAAATCCGCATCGAGCGTGTCGTCGAGGCGTTCCATCCGTGGCTTCAATCCCTGCATGAGCAGGTTCAGCTTCATGGCTTTATGGACGAACGATTCGCTTTCGGCGTTCGCATACGGCACCACGATATTTGGTTTGGTATCGTTGACGTGCGGCCGAGTGGAGAACAGGAACGCCGGTTTGCTCACTGCACGACCGTCAGTTCAACAGGAGTAGGTTTCTTGTTCGACATATTCGAGATCAGATAATACGCCTCGGCGTCGTTACCGCCACAGTGCCGTCTTCGCGCCACGAAGTTGCGGCACACATCTGGACGTCTTTCCCAGATCCCGCAGAGGTTGTCGTCGGTGAGGTTGTTGCATCTTGTCGCCGCTGGTTTACCCTTTGGATGCCCTTCGTATGGTTCGCTTATCTCCAGGACCACGCAGCAGGCTGCGCAACCAATTCTGCACTCCATCTCATCGACTGTCTGCTCTGCTATCAAGTGATGTCCGTAAGTCGAGCGGCGCTGCCAGCCTTCACAGTGACCGTCGCCCCAGTCGTCTCAGCCGCATACTGCAACGTAATATTTCCATTCTGACTTGGTTTGATTACACCCGTGATGGTCACGAGGAGATTGTCGTTGATCGGGGTCGCAGTGGTGGACACGATTGTGTCACCGGACGTGTTCAGGACGCCTTGCCAGAACGCACCTGCTTTATCTGCTGCCGCGCCTGCCGCTTCAGCGTTGGCGGAGAAAACAGTGAATGTTGGAGTCGTCAAACCGATTCTGATTCCGATTGTTGTTACCGTTGTCTGGAACACAACGTAAAACTCGAACATGTAGTAGTGAGCGTCTGTCACCGCCAACGACAGTGATGTATTCGCAAGCGTCGAATCCGTTTTCCCGGTTTCGTCGTCGGTGAGATAGTCATAGGTGATTTGCGTGTTGGCAGGGCCAGTCGGTCCGGTTGCGCCCGTCGCACCTGTCGTTCCCGTAGCGCCTGTGGCTCCCGTAGTTCCCGTAGCGCCCGTCGCACCGGTTGGTCCAGTACTTCCCGTCGACCCAGTGGTGCCTGTCGGACCCGTAGCACCCGTAGCACCGGTATCTCCAGTGGAGCCAGTAGCGCCAGTGGCGCCGGTCGCTCCCGTCGACCCAGTAGCGCCCGTAGCGCCGGTGGCACCCGTTGGGCCAGTCGCACCCGTAGAGCCCGTGGCGCCGGTCGCTCCCGTCGGTCCTGTCGCGCCCGTTGCTCCGGTGGCACCCGTGCTGCCCACGTCCCCACTCGCGTCGAATGACAGCAGAAGCTCATCATTATCCGCTAACGGCTGAAGTTCTGACTCGGAGACACCCGCCACCGTTATCGAATGCCACCCGATCTCGTCGCTGACGCCCATCACGTTCCACAGAGCCCATTTCGACTGATCGGAACGCTTCGACAGTCTTAGAGCCCCCTTGACCGGGTTGGTGCTCGCAGCCATCGCATCGAGCGCGTCACCCCACCATGTCGCATCCTCAGCCAAGTCAGCCACGGCCAAAGAGGTAGCATTGAACGCCTCGATGAACGGAACGAGCACGAGCACGTTCGTAGTTACTAGTCCGGTTGCGACATAGTAGCCATTCCCTATGATCTCGAATCCACCGAATGGGGTCGAAGTCGCGCCAGTCGATAGCACGTTCCTGTACCCCTGTGTTTCTGAGAACGGGTTAAACGTGAAGATCGCGGGTTCAGCTCCGTCCGTCCATGCCCACAGTTGCCGTCCGTCCCACAGAAGCCCTTGCGTCTTGAGCGAACCCTCGCCAGAAGCAACAACGTCTGTCGTGGATAGGTCTTTCGCAACCTTGTAAAAGTCGGTGGAGGCAACGTCGGAGATCCACATGTAGTCACCAACTATCCCAACCAAGCGACTCGCATCGACGTTCACTCCGAGGTCGATCGTGGAGTCGGCGGACAGGTCTAGTTCAACCCACCCGCACCATCCAGAAGCAGTAGCCGAGAGACGCCTGCCAGCTATATAGAGACGAGTGCCGTCAGATTCCAACCATAGACAGCGCCGGGCGTGTGCTGCTGTCAACTGACAGTTGGCAACATCAGATCCGTCGTCGATGTCAAACTTGTAAATCCACGCCGGTTCACCATTCGGCGCCGTTGAGATATAGATATACGAACCGTCGGTCGTGATGGTGATCGTCTTTTGGGCCTGGGCATCAGTACCGATCAACTTATTCGATACGATGTCTGTGTACGCCATCGTGGTTGGATTCAAGCGGGAGATCGCTATTCGATTGTCATCGTCTTGGAAAGCACTGAATGCGACGTAAAAGTACCCGGTCGTATCGTCGTAACAGAACGAATGAACCTCACTGTGCATGTTGTCGTCGTTGTTGAACGTCAGCGTCGTGTAGGTGGCGAGGTCGTTCGGGTCCGCCCACTTTCGTATCTTCCCAGCCAGCCCAAACGTATTGAGTGCGGCAAACAACATTCCGTTCGCCGTCCTCAATAGGTTGATCGGTTCGCCGCTCGTTCCTGTCATGGAATCTGCGTCTGGAAGAGCGATACCGTAGTGCAGATAACCGTCGGACGGAGCAACAGCAGCGCCCGTTTCGTCGAGGTCTATCTGATAGGGGACGGTGAACGCACCGCCATATGAGCCAGTAGCCCCTGTGGCTCCCGTTGTGCCAGTCGTTCCCGTAGAGCCTGTGGCGCCAGTCGCTCCTGTGTCCCCGGTAGCACCCGTTGGGCCGGTGCTACCCGTTACTCCTGTCGGCCCCGTAGACCCTGTGGCGCCCGTTGATCCCGTGGCACCACTCGCGCCAGTAGGGCCAGTTGTGCCCGTGACTCCGGTAGCACCCGTCGGGCCGGTTGGGCCTGTTGCGCCCGTGGCCCCCGCCGCCCCCGTGATCGCTTGGGCCTTCAGGTTCGCGCCAGTGATCTTCTTCGACGCGCCCGAGCGCGCCACCAGATACTCGTCCGTGTCCTCGACCGTCGTGACGGCAGAGAGATCGCTGACTTTCGAGTCGGCCACTAACCCGTCCTATGTCTTGTCGTTGTTGAGTCCATCACGAGCAGCCAGAGACCGACGCTTCGCTCCCATCTTCTTCCGCGCCTTCCGAGTCCGGTGAGGCGGACGACCGCCCGCCGTGTTTCCGACCTTCGAGCCGCTCTTACGTGCCATTGCCCGGAAGCCAGATCCCCGAGCGAGCCTTCCAGTCCTCCTGCTCGACGTCGATCACGTCGTACGGGTCACGCAGCGAACGATCCTCAAAACCGCCGAAGTCCTGCATCAGCTCGCGCAGTTGATCGTCGCGCATCCGCATCGGACAGCGCCAATCGACAACGCCGAGCACGTCATTGACGATGTGGGACTCGGCCTCGCACTGCTCCGGGAACGGCTCCGACTGTACGTGCATGCACTTCATGCAGCGGTAGCCCGAGATCAGCTGGCCCCACGTCTCCTCGTCCACCACGAACCGCGTCCCGGCCACCACCCGACCGTCCGAACGCTGGAACACCTCGTCGCCGAACTCCACCTCGAGGTTCGGTATCCCCGGGTCGACGCGCGTCACTCGACCGCCTCCCACAGATGCCTCCGAGACGAGAACGTGCGAGCGTCACGACCGAACATCGTGCGGCTTCGGTGATACGTGCCGTCCCACTGTCCTCGTCCGAAATCCGGGTGCATATGCACGACCACGCTTTCCGGTGCCGACGCGAACACCCCTCGCCCCACGGCAGTCGCGTAGAACTCCGTGTCCGCGAAATTGTGCCCATACGGGCCGAACACACGCCCCGGCATATCGACCACGCCCGACTGCTCGACGATGTACGAGCGGCGAACGAACGCGATCGTCGAAAGGACACCGTTCCCCGACCCGTCGTTCAGACCAACGACGCAGACGCCTTCCACCATCTTCGCTAGCGCCTCCGTGTCCCACCCCGCCTGGAAGTCGAAGTCGTCGTTCGCGGTCACGAAGAACTCGCTGTCGTCGTTGTCGAAAGCGGTCTGGATGCTTCCTGGATACCCCGGGTCACCCTCGTTGTAGAGAACGGTCGCCCCGGTCGCACTAGCAGCCTCGGAGGAGGCGGAGTCGTCGGACTCGACCACGAACACGACCCTGTGAGGAGTCGTCGTCACAGCCGAGACGTTGTCGACCAGTCGCTGCAATGAACCGGGACGACCGTAGGTAGGACAGTAGATCGCGATCACGCCGCTATCGCCTTCGCGTCGGACACGACCTCGAGCTCCGGCAAAGGGAAGATCAGCTTGCCGCCGGCCGCGAGATAGTCGCGCTCGCGCTTGACGAACAGATCGCGGAAAAACCACGGCGACACCACCATGTACTCCGGCCGCTCGGCGCGCGCCCGCTCCTCCGAGATGATCTCCGACCCGATCGACGACATGAACTTCCCCACCTTCGCCGGGTTCCGATCGACCGCGAACGGCAGATCGTCGCGCGTCAGCCCGGCACCCTGCCAGATCGTGCCGCCCCTCGTCGAAGCGCCGTAGATCCAGACGCGCTCACCCTTAGCGATGATTCCCCGGATCAGGCTTCCGATCGCGTCGAGCGTGTCGAGCGCGTCAGCGGCGAAACGACGGTAGCTGCCGACCTCCCCGATCCCCGTCACGGACTCCTCGCCCATCAGCCGGTACACGTTCGCGCTGACCTTTCGCTCCCCAGTTCGCGCGATCGCAGTTCTGAAGCAGCCGCCGTTGACCGACGAAAGCGACACGTCGAACACCTCCAGGCCGTGTCGGTCGAGCAACGCATTCAGCGCCAGCAGCGAGTAATACTCGCGGTGCTCGTGGCAGATGTTGTCGACCGCGTTCAGGTCGAGCATCGAGCCGACGTAGTTCTGCTGCACGATCCAGACGCCGCCGGCCGCGAGCACCCGCTTGACGCCCTCCACGAACTCGTTCGGATCGTCCAGGTCGTAGAACATCGAGATCGACGTGATCACGTTGAACGGGCCATGCTCGGCAACAAGCCCGGGCGCGAAGTAGTCGTTTATGATCTGGTCCGCGCGCGCCACCGCTTCGGCGCACAGCGGGGCAACAGGGTCGATACCGACGGTCAGGATTCGGGAGTGCCAGTCAGACTGGTCGAGGATGTCGCCGTTGACGTACGAGAGCAGGGTGCCGTCATTGGACGCGATGTCAAGCCACCTTCGTGGGTCAGGGTGGAGGCGAAGTCCGTCCTTGACGATCGAATGGAGATCGGCACGGATCGCCTCGTTGACGCCCGACTTGAAGCCATAGCGGTCGTGGTACATCAGCTCGGGTGGCACGCTGTACGACAACTGGACGAGATGGCAGTCCGAGCAGTAGACAAGATCGAGCGGAAACGCCTTCCCCAACTTGTCGTCGTCGCGGAAGTCCGTGAGCCGCTGCGCCCCAAGGTCGAGAACCGGCTCGAGACCTAGCGAATCGCACGAACGGCAGTTGCTGATCCAACTCACGCTGCAACCGCCTCCCTGCGCGCCGAGGAGATCGCCTCAGCCCACCTGTAGGAGTTCTTCTCGAACGTCCGCTCCTCCAGCGTGTAGCGCCGCGCCTCAGCCGCGATCTCACGACGCCGTTCCGCGTTGTAGACCGCGTACTTGACGGCCCTGAGCCAATCCTCCGGCGTCTTGGCCTTCAAGCAGTTGACGCCGTGGACCCACTCCTCGTACGGCCGGTCGTCCTGGAGGATCGGCAGCGCCGCTCCCATCGCATAGTCGAGCGCCTTCAGGTCAGAGCGTCCGAGCGACCACGGCGTAGCAAGGATAGGTGCAAGACCGATGTCGAGAGCTCCGAGCGCCAGGCGGTAGACGCCCCAGTCGTCACACCACGGAATCGGCCTGTAGCGCAGGATCTTCCGTTCGCTGATCTCGACGCCCATCGAGACGATCTCGACATTCTTCCGAGATCCCGCCCAGCGCAGCGCCTTCGCAATCAAGGGGTAGTCGCGGTCGTGCGACCCCGACGCGAACCAGCCGATCCGCACAATCCCGTCGTCCGGGCTCAGAGGCTCCGCCGGCCACTCCGACGGCTCCACCTGATTCGGGCACACCCACACGTTCGGGTTCAGCGGCCTGTACTGCTCCGCCAGATACTCCGTCGTGCAGATCACCCCGTCGGCAGACCTGACGATCCTGATGTGCCCCTCCACCGAAGGCTTCTGCGCCTCCAGGGCCTTCCCCTTCTCGATCACCTTCGCCTGCCAGTTCGCCCACCTGGCGATCCGGCCGCCCGTGACGGTGTAGTTGTCGTCCATCTCGACGAACAAGGGATGGCCGTTCAACTGGAGCCACCGTCCGATCAGCGAATCCGCCTGCGTCGAGGCAAACTGCATCACCGCCGCGCCGCGATGGTGGAGAAACCGCATCCGCGGCTGCTCCTCATGCTCGGTGTAGGGAACCTGATACGCAGGCTGTGCGATCCCCGGCAGCCACTTGGCCGGATTGACGCAGCGGAGATGGGCGACCATCGGGGTGCCCTGAAAGTAGAACGTCGCGAGGTCGTCGGGCCTTGGGCGCTCACCCGTGATCTCGTTGTAGAGCCGCTTCATCTCGAGCGGGTCGCCCGTGTGCTTGTTCCGCGATCCGTAAACCTGTCGGTAGTAGAAGAACGCCTCCGGCACCGCCTTGAGGCGGGCGCCGCATTCGCGCACCATCCGCAGCCACAGATCCCAGTCCTCGAGCGCCGGCAGATCCCGGTAGCCGCCCACCTTGACGAACATCTCACGCCGAAACAGAGATGCGCCCGTGATGTAGTTGTACGTCTCCAGCCGATGCGAACAGAACTGGTCGGCGTGATGGACGCCGATCGGCACGAACCCCTCTGGCGCCCGCTCCTCCGGGACGAGGATCATCGTGGGGTAGGCTCCGTCCGCTCCGTCCCAGACCGCGTCCCGCAGCTGCTGGAGGAGGAGCGGCCCTGCGATGTCGTCGGCGTCGAAGCGGTACACCCACGGCGTCTCGACGTGGTTGATGATCGCGTCGTTCAGAGCTTCGGCCATTTCGCCGTCGTTCTCGACGACGATCAGTTTCTGCCCGGCCGGGAAGCCGCCCTTTGCCTGCGCGAGCCACTGCTCGTTGCCGCCGCGAAGGAACGGCACGACCACGGTCACATCGTGGAGGGGTTCTCCTTGCTCGCTCAGGTCACGCCTCGACGGCGAACGCCGCCGCGACCGGATCCGGCACAACCGCGTCCAAAGCTTCCTGATACGCCGCCAGCACACCCTCACGCCTCAGCGTCGCCGACTCGTACGCGATCAGGTCGTCGAGCGAGACACCGATCTCGGCCGCCGTCTCGAGATTCCGGGCCGCGACCTTCTCGGCCGTCCGCGAACCCTGCACCGCCAGCTTGTCGTAGTTCGGCCAGGGCAGACGCTGCACAGGCGGGACCACCCGCAGCATCTCCGGGTCAGCGAGGAGCTTCTCCTCGGCCAACTCCCTGATCGCGTCGTCGTGGCCGTTCATCACTGCCCACGCCTCCGTGTCCACGTAGACGCACCACGTCGCCACCGGAATGTCGGCACCACCGAGAGAGCCCGGCTTCGGCCGCTTCGAGAAGCTGAAATGCGCTGCTGCCGCCGCCGCCGCCCAGTCCGGGCACATCCCGCGCTCGTACTTCAGCCAGATCGTCGGCAGGATCGCGACCTTCTCGCCCGACGCCTGCGAAAACACGTCCTTCGAGGGACGGACTAGAAGCCGCCCTGCGTTCTCCGAAACGAAATGCATGTGTTCCCTCCCGCCCGTCACCGTGCGAATCCGGGCGCCCGTCACCGGGCCACTGATGGCCCGATGAAGAACGTCCGACTACGCCGCAGCGACGAGCACGTTGTAGAACAGGGAGTGCGACTGCTCCACCTGGAAGCGGTACGCCACCTCTGTCAGGTACTCGGCCTTGTGGCCGTCGATGTCGTTGTTCTGGATGTTGTCGCGGAAGTGCGTGTCCCGGTTGACGCCGTTACGAACCAGCGGCAGTCGAGCCACGTTGTCCATGTCGACGATGAACCCGCACGTACCCGGGTCGAAGCCGCCGACCTCGCCGAACCGCATCCAGTCCGTCTTCACGACGACCGGGATCTCGCGTCCCGCGAAGGCACCCGAGACCACGTAGTCGACGCTGACGCCCCAGACCGTGTCCTGCGGAGTCGCCCGCACCCAGTTGGCAGACAGGAACGACGAGATCACCTGGGCCACGAGCGGAGCGACGAACAGCACCTTGCGAGCACGGTTCCCGTACTGCAACGCCACCCGCAGGATGTCCTGGAACTCGGACGTGCCGAGCGATGCCGACACGTTCGTCCTGTTCGACGAGATGAAGTCGAACAGGCCTCCTGTTGAGGTCTGCGGCTTGCCGTTCGAGCCGGTGGTGTAGGCGCGGGCGCCCCAGAAGGCCGCGCGCTCCTGCCGCCACTTGTGCTCGATCAGCTTCTGCCGCTTCTCCGACGAGAACAGGCCGCCCTCCTCGCCGTAGTACTGCAGCACCTCCGTGGTGCCGGCGAAGTCGAGAACATCGCGGAAGATGCCCGAGTAGTTGTAGTTGATCGTCCGGGCCGTGATGATCGCCGTCGGCGCAGCAGCGTTCTGCTCGTTCGTGTTGCCGACGATCACCATCTTCGCCCCGGCCGACACGGACGACGTGCCCGCCGTGCCTCCGAAGCCGCGCACCACCGACCAGGCCGAGGCGTACTGATTCGTGATCAGCATCCGCTCGCCCGTGATCGTGCAGAGCGCCACGTCGCCGGCGCGGGCAATCACACCCTCGTCGGTCGTCACCGTGATCACGGTCGCGCCGCTCGTGATCGAAGCCGAGAGAGACGTGTGCTGCGGAAGCAGCTGGTCTTCCGGCCATTCATGCTTCCAGTGCGCGATCTGCTCCGACGGCATCCGCTGAAGCATCGTCGTGAACTGGGTGTTGTCCTGGTCGAGATATGACATCGCCTTCGCGACCGACCGAATGTCGGTACTCGCGGTCGGGTCGGCGGTGTCGACGTTGCCGCTGTTGACGGTGTACGCCATCAGTTTCCGTCCCTATGGGTTAGACGTGAATGTGGTCGTCTAGCCCGCCGGGTGTCCCCGCTTGCGGGGGCCGTGCGTCTAGTGGTTGCCGATCTTCCATCCGTCCGCACGAGGCGCGTCCTGCGCCACGAACTCGTCGTAGAGCTCGTCGTCGTACAACTTCGGGGCCGGCAGGTCGGGAGCCGTCGCGTCCGAGGACGTGACGAGCGCTTCCGCCTTCGCACGCTGCGATTCCACAGCGGCGGTACGCGCGATCGTGGCAGCGGCCTGCTGGCGATGCTCCTCGTTGCCAACCTGCTTGCCTCTCGCGCTCAGGGCGAGTGTCCGAAGCGCCATGTAGGCGGTGTTCGGGTCGCCTGATTCGATCATCTCCGAGTACGCCACCTTGCCGCCGCTGATCCGGTAAGCCTCTGCGGCCTCCTCGGTCATCAGCGGTGCCAGCGTCTCCAAGTCCGGTATCTCTCCCGCGAGCCGCGCCCAGGCGCTCTCGGCGCTCGAGCTCTTGCTCGCCTGCGTCTGCTGCTGCTCCGCGTCGGCCGCACGCTGTCGTGCGAGCGACGCTTCGTGCTGCGCCTGTTTCGACAGTTGGTAGACGCCAGCCTGATCGGGGTCTACCTCGGCCCACGCCCGCAGCACGCGGTTGTGGGAATCCCAGTCCTGCGCCTGCGCCGTCCGTTCGGCTGCCGCGTACAAGCCCTCACGCTCGATCACGTTGTCCACGTCGATCGACTGCGCAAAGCGCGGCTGCTGCTGCCCCTGCCGGGTCAGGTCGACGAGCCCCTGGAGCTGCGCCTTCAACTCCCCGATCTCCGACCCCTGACGGCCGATCAGAGCAGTCTGATGCGCCGCCGCCTTAAGCGCCGCTTCGGCGTCGCCACCGTAGCGCTGCAGGTACTGCTCGACGAGCGGATCAACGACGATTTGCGGTGTCTCTGGTTCGGGTTCCGGCCCGTCGTCTTCCTGCGCGACGAAGCGGCCTGTCTCTGGGTCGCGCGGGCGCTCTCCCTGAGCGGTGTCCGCGTCGTCCGCTGCGAGAGCTTCGTCTTCTGGGGATTCCGTCTTGACCGTCTCCGCTACCGGCTGCTCGAACTCCGGTGCCGCTTCGTCAGTGACCTGGAATGTCTCCCAGTCGATCTGCTCCTCGCCGATGATGTCGGCCAATCGGATCGACTCCTAGGTTGTGGGTTGCTGCTTGCGGTACGCGGTGAGCTCATGCTTGGCCTGCCGAAGCAGCCACCGCTGCCCCGCCCAGAAGCCACGAGCCCGTTCGAGTTTGAGCGGGTCGAGCGCGGCGGGAAGATGGATGATCGTGCGCGCCAGGTCTTCGGCCTGCCGCTGATGCTCGGCTTTCGCGCGCTCTTCGAGGATCGCCCAGCCGGGATGGCGGGCTAGGTCGGCGAGAACGTCGTCGACGGCGCGCGGTGTTCGGACTTCAGGCATTGCGGTTGTCGCCCGCCCCGCCGAGCATCGAGGCCATCATGCTCGCCGGCGCAAGACTGTTCCCGTTCGAGACAGCCTGCGGACCCGCGGCAAGCGACGGGTTCGTGACACCGCCGTTGCTCGCCGGTGCGGCGGCATTCGGGGGCGTCGCCGCGTTCGGAGGCGGCGCACCACCGGGAGGCGCCGCACCCGCAGGCATGAAGTAGGCGTCCGTGTTCTGGATGTCGAACGCCTCCAGCACATGCTCGTACAGCTTCTTCGTGTTCAGGGTCGCCCCCGTCAGCGCTGCGACCTGCGCCGTCGGCAAGATCGCCTGGAACAGCGACAGCGCCTCCGCCCGACGCTCCTGCCGCATCAGCGACTCCGTCATCGGCTCCACGTCGAAGATGAAGTCGCCATCGAGGACCCACGGCACGATCTCCTGCTGCTCCACCGTGTCATCGGCACCGACGACGAGCGCGTAGACGGGCTCGCGAACGAACTGCTGATCCAGATCGACGAACATCTGTCCGATCCGCCGGTAGGAGTCGTACAGGTGGCGCTTCGCGCTGATGATCGACCGTTGCGCCAGCGACGCGACGAGCGAAGCCTCTGTTGCCGTGCCTGCCGCGCCCGAAATCTGCGCTTCCGACGTGGACGTGAACGGGAAGCCGCCCGCGAGGTTCTGCAGGTCGGCCTTCAGCATCGACTCGGCCGGGATGCTGACCTGCGCGGGTGTCGGGTTCGGCGTCCACATGCTCATCGCCGCGTTGATGTCGCCATGCACACTGATCCGGGCGCCGGGGTAGTACTCGACCGCGTCGATGTCGTCGATCAGATCCTCGTTCAGGCCCATGATCGCATTGTTGAGAAACATCAAGGAGTCCAGACGCTGATTCGAGACGGACCACAGTGCCTCCTGTAGCGCCGACAGCTTCTCGATCTGCGGCCGGCCGGGAATGCGGAACGGCTGCGACTGACCCACGAAGAGCACGAACGGGAACTCGCCGTGATCGAACGGGTTGCCGACCTCGCGCAGCAGCACCGTGCGGTTCCCGACCGTGTAGACGCGGATCTTGCCGTTCTCGCGCCGCCAGATCTCGATCACCTCGATCCGGCCCCTCTTCGTGTCCGGGCCGCCCTTCTCCCGCTCGGCCAGACTCGCCGACAGATCGCGCGTCTGCGGCAGCTCGTCGACGTTCTTGTAGTAGCCCGCCTTCTCGAGCCGCTGCAACTCCTCGAACGTCGGCCACGTCCGGTGCGCCACGAGCCCGCAGCGCTCGATCGAGGGCGCCTGGTCGTCCCAGAAGAAGTCGCGCACGTCGACCACCTCGGCGCACGGCCCGTCACGAATCGTCTCGGGCTCCTCCTCCCGCGACCACACCGGCATCTGCGTCTTCTCGTCGAGCGACCACTTCGTCCGCATCCGGTTCTTGCCCGTCGCCCGCCAGTAAACCTTCACCGGAGACAGGCCCGCAAGCCGCTCCTGCAGCACGAGCGGACGCTGGATCTCGTCGAAACGATCCTGCTGCAACTGCTGCGTCAGCAGAATCTCGAACGCCTTCGCGCCCTTCGCCGCCCGCTCCACGTCGCCGGGCGATTGGAACAGCCGTGCTTTCGGCGTCACCCGGAAGCGGAACTGCTCGTCCAGCATCGAGGCGATCGTCGTCTCGATGATGTGCTCCGCATACGGGGGTGTGAGCTGGTGCGTCCACTGCGCCGCCTCGGCCCCCGCTTCGAGGACAGCCTGATAGGAGCGGCGATTCTTCTCGTACTGTGTGACGAACTCGTCGTGTGCCGTCGTCGTCTGGTCGAACTCGCCGAGCGCCCGTGTCGCTGCTTGCGTCAGCGTCTTCGAGGGCTTCTTCTCAGCCACCGTACGCCTTCGACATCAGGCGGGGCGACACCTTGCCGCCGAGCGCATCGTGGGCTTCCTTTTCTTCCGAGGCTTTGATCTCCTGAATCAGCGTCATCGCCTTCTGCGCCTTCAGCCGGTTCGCTTCGGAGAGGTCGCCCGTGCCGGAGACGGAGAGCAGGTCGGCGAGGACGCGGCCGAGCTTGTCGCCCTCCGTCATGTCGCCGGAGGAGGGAGCGGCGTCCGCCGCCGGGGGTGCGCCAGCAGGAGGCGGGGTCGGCGCGCCCACCGGCGACGCTTGTGCCCCGGATGGCATCCCGGCGAGAAGCGCCTGCAGGTCGACGGCGCCGCCCTGGCCTGCCTGTCCGAGCGTGTCTGGCGTGACGGGACTTCCGTCTAGTGGGCCACCATGAAAGGCCATCGCGCCCCCTAACTCTTCGTCGCTGCGGTCGCGGCCGGCGGAATCGAATAGCAGACCCAGACGATCGTGCGACCCGTCGTGCCGCCCGTGCCGACCGCCGTCAGCGTCGCCGTGAACGTCGTGCCGCCCGCGAAGTAGTCGGGTACGCTCGCAGCCGCCGCCAGGAACACCGTCGCCTCCGCTACCCCGTCCACGTCGAGGTCGTTGCCGTAAGCCGTCAGCGTCCCCGTGTAGCCGAGATCGATCGTGGCCGTGTCCGCATCCCAGGCTGCCGTCGTCTCCCACGAAACCTGATGGATCGCGGCCCCCGCTGCCAGTACGGCCGAGGCCGCGTAGGTTCCTGCCCCAGCCGTCTCCGTGAACGTCAGCCTGCGGGCCAAGATCGGCCCCGGAGTCACCGCTGCGATTGCATCGTCCAACTCCTCGAAGACAGCCTGGACCGTCGTCCCGACACCGACGAGGGTCGTCGAGTCAGCCGAGATCGCGGTCGCGGCATGGGCTGCGACCGTGTCCGCGAGATGATCCGCGATCCCGTTGTCGAGTTCCTCGAGGACGGCCTGCACGGTGACGCCGGTACCGACGAGAGTCGTGGAGTCGGCGGAAACGCTGGCCGCCGTTGGGGTCGCTTCCGAATGATCGACCGCGTGCGCCGCCGCCGCAGCCGCGAGCGCCTGCGCCGGAAACACGTCGGTGTCGGCGTAGACTGCGGCTGCGGTTGGCGCCGACGTGTAGGAATCCAGGACAGCCTTCGCATGCGTTGCTGCTGCTTCACTCATCGTTTCCGTCCCGTAGTCGCCTTTGGATGACCACCGTTGAATGGCATCTCAGCCTCCTTGCGGGGCGTAGGGCGGCAGTGCCGCCGGGGGGGCGGGAGGCTTGACGCCCCACTGTGCGAGCATCGCGATCACGGCTGCGCGCACATGCGCGTCGTCGGGGATCGGCGTCCTGGACGCAGGCGGCGCCCACTGAAAACTGTTCGGGATCGGCACTAGCCCGTCCTCACGGTCGTCTTCGGTCTGATCCAGGGATAGACCTCTTTGCGCTTCCGCTTCACCCGGTTCGGTCGCACGTCCTCGTGTGCGCCCCGCAGCCGGTACAGCTCGAGCACCATGCACGCGGCCATCACGCGGTCGTCGTGGAAGCCGTCCGCCGCACGCGGCCACGGCCCCCGCTTCGACCCGCGCGAATCCGCCGGCGGCTCACCCACGAAGTTCTCCATCTCGAGCAGCAGATCGTCGCTCAGGTACGGCAGCGAACGTTCCCGCAGAGCCTTGTCGAGCTGGTTGATCACCTGCGGCCGGGTGCGCTGCGACATCGGGAACCCGTACTTCGAGGCCACCGGCAACGCGGGCTTCGCCGACTGCGGATGCCGGTACAGGTGCGGATACGGCCTGCGTCCCGCCTTGCCGTCGCGCAACGCCACGATCGTGACGTCGCCGTAGCCGCCGCCGGACTCGACCATGACCTCGGCGTCGTTGTAGAAACGGCCGAGAAAGTGCAGGTCGCGCGCATACACGTCCGGGTCGAGCTTCGCGTGATACTCGGCCACCAACCCCATGCTCGACATGTCAACAACGTAGGCGGCCGAGAAGTCCCTGCCGCCGCCCGTCGCGACGTCCGCCGCAAGACCGTACTTCGCGCCCGCCCGAGGCAACTCCACGATCCGAAGCGGCCCACCCCGCTCGACTTCGCGCCACTCACCCCGCTGCGGCGTCAACATCCGCAGGTCGCAGCGCATCAAAGGCTGCCGCACCCGCTCGGCGTACTCCGCCAGAACCTCCTCGTCGAACCACGTCCCCGCCGTCAGCCGGAACGCCTCGTGCTCGTTGCGCGGGAACTGCTCGTTCCGCTGCCGAGGCCGAAGCGACTGCACCGAAGGATGCGTCGCATACCACGTCTCGTCCCGCCCAGGGTGAACGTCGTAGGCGAGGAAGATCCGCTCGTAGCCGCCCTCCTCAGCCGTCACCCACAAGCGGTGAAACTCGTTGCCCTCACCCGTGTCGATGTTCGCGCGCCCCGCCGCCGTCGAGATCACCGTGATCGCCGCATCACCCGCCGCCGGTTCGATCGCAGCGCGAATGTCGGAGAACTTCTCGATGTGCGCCGCCTCGTCCGCTGTGATCCGACGCACCGAACGGCCGTGGCCCGAGCTCGACGCCGACGTCATCGGGAACACCTCGGAGATGGCGCCGTCAGGGAACTGCAACGCGATCCCGCCCTCACCCGGCTGCGGCGAACGATCCGGCTTCACAACCCTGATCTGCTCGGTGAAGTGCGGCGGCAGCGACTGGTACAGCGCCCACCAGCGACGCAGGTTGTCGATCGCGTCGTCCTCACGCTGCCGGTAGATCAGCGACACCGTCCCCGGCATCGTGATCGCCTCCTCGACATCGACCGCAAGCGCGATCCAGGTGGCGCCGATCTGACGCCCCTTGCCGACGATCAGCCTGCGCTCGAACTTGATCTTCTCCGCCAGCAGCCGCTGCCAACGCCACGAGTCCTGGGAGACGAGCAGGCTCCCCTCCAGCGTCACCTCACCCGGTTGCAGCGGCTCGCGCAGATGCGAAAGGTCGAAGCGCTCACCCGAGCGCTGGTCGACGCCAACCATCCGCGAAGCCAGATACAGCGGCTGCGTCCGCGCCAAGCGCTGCTCATAGGCGCGAAGGTAGAGGAGCTTTCGCGCGTCCTCCTGCGTCGCCTGGGTCAGACCGGACCCTGGATGATCGGCGGGAACGGCGGCGGCTTCGCCTCGACCCTCACCCTCACCGGAGCGACTACGAGAGGCAGCGAAGTCAGGACGACGCCCTTACACGACGGGCACGCCGTCACCGAGATGTCACGCTCCACCCCGCACGTGCCGCACCACCACTTGATGTCAGCCATATCAGGTCTCCTCGTCCGCGCTCGGCCAGTCGCCATAGAGCGCCTCGTTCACGCGACCGACGGCAACACAGGCGCCCCCAGCTCCACAAACTCGCCGTCGACCACGTCCACGCCGGCATAGCGCGCCAACTCCGCCGTCGACATCGACCCCAGCGCCTCCAACGCCACCTTGCCGATGTCATGCACGATCGTCTTCGTCTCCTCCGGCTTCCCATACGCCTGATTCGCAAGAATCTCGAACGCCTTCGTCCGCGTCGTCAAATCCGGCTGCTCGACCTCCATCACCGTCAAGTTCTCCTCACCACAATGACGGCAATTGAAGCGCCCCTTGTGCTGCTTCGTCTTCGACGCCGACAGCGTCTCACGCCACAACTCCAGCGCCATCCGCCGTAGCTCCTCGGGATCGTCTTCACCAAGGAACTGCCACGACTCCTTGAGCAGATCGCGGGGGCCGACGAAACCGCTCACTCTTTCAGCGCCTTCTCCACCATCAAGGCCACCTCGTCCAGTCGCTCCGGCGGCAACCCCTCGATCGCGAGCAGACACTGACGGTAGATGTTCGCCAGCCGCGCGTACTCCATCCAGTAGCGCCCATCCATCTTGACCATACCCTCGGCGTCCATCGTGACGAGCGTCGGAACCCGCTCCACGAGATGCCCGCGCATAGGACTGAGAACGTCCTTGTACGCCTGAATCACATTGTCCACCTGGGCCATTCTACGTCACCACCAACGGCGCAGCGTCCCTGCGAAACCACCACAGCGGCCCAGCGTACACCCCCACCAGCCAACAGACCACCGTCGTCTCCAGGTGATCGCGATCCGAAAAACCGCGCATCGCCTCACCGAACGGCAAATGCGTCGGCGACGAAGCAGCACAAACGTGCGTGTCGAGTCCCCAGGCCAGCGTCGCCTCGTCCGACGCGCTGATCGTGGCACCGCACGTCTCACAGGTGGTATGGATCACCGCAACACCACCGCGATCGCGAAGAAGACGGAAAACGCCGACCAGACCACGATCTTCCACCAGATACGGCGAGGGACAGGCTCGGTCAGATAGCGCGTCAGATCAGGCAACACGGCTCCTTAGGGGAAAGTGGAAGGGTAGTGGGATGACCCCCTGTCGGGGAGTCCCATCCCGCGCTCACGGCGGCGGAGGGGTACCCCCCCCTGCCTTCGGCTACTCGCGCCCCCCTGCCGTCGATAGACACTAGCGCCGCACCACC